GTCTTCCAACTTGCTCATCGCCATCCCATACAGTAGTTGAAGTTTTTACTTCAATTATGTAGCTTCCTTGTTGAGCATTAACTACTTCAACGGAGTACACTTTTTCTTTTCTTTTTAAAGCCATATTTATACCTCTATTTAGTTTCTAATTCTTTTGATTGGCTATCCATGTGATCCTGATAAGCCTTTTTAACTGCATCTGTATAAAACTGACTAGCTAGAGATTTAACCTCATCAGACTCCTTAGAAACATCAGAAGAAGGATCAATAGTTTTTCTTATATATCTATAACTAATTTCCTTGCCATCTTCAAGAATAGCGACTCTTTCCCTAACTTGAATTATTTTAAACTCACCTCTAACCTCATAATCAAAGGTTGATTCTTTACTTAGTGCCATATTTGACTCCTTTTTTTATTTCCATTTAATTATCCAATTAAAAATTTTAACCATTTGTTCTATAAGTAAAACCAATTCTAGCAATCCAAGTATCATCAACATTTGAATCTGTAAAATATGAAAATGTGCCATCGTCTTGAACATAAGCCAAAAGACAGAAATTGGAATTTTCGGGAATATATGCCATTGAAGTCATACCTGAGACTGTACTTCCTCCATGTGAAATTGAACCAAAACCCCATTGTAAATCTGAACTTTCAGTTAAACTAACTGCTGATGTAAAGGGGAGTGTGATTTTTACATTACCACTAGGACTACTCTCATTATCTACTTCAACATACCCACTAACGTGGCATAACTGACCAATTTTGATATAATTTATATATCCACCAGTAGAAGTTGTTGTCCAACTACCACTTGTTTGACCAGTTACTGCAACTTCAAATACTCCCTCCTCATAATCATCTAAAGTATTGGCATCTGTACTAGCATTTTGTGATGCGGGAAATTTTAATTGACCTTTCGTTAAATCCACAACCCCTTCTTCGGTGATTTCCATTGTACTTGTTCCGCCTCCCAAACTATCACCTTGATTAGTAGCAAACCTTAAATTTCCTTTTAGTGTACCACCATCATTTTTAACTACTGATGTGATAGTTGCTAGCGTATTTGCTGAACCGTATCCAGCAAGAGCAGCACTTCCAACTTGAAATATATATCCACAAACATTATTTTGAACTTCACCAGTTCTTGTACCTATATAACAATTTCCATCATCTGCCTGACCAAATACAGCTGCTGTTTCGGTTGTATCAGCGTGGACATCTAAGTTTACTATTGGAGACGAATGCCCTAGACCTAAAAAACCGCCTTTTATATAAGATGTATTATTAGCTCTTAGACCAATATCAGCGTTTCCAGAAGGGTCATAAATAAAAATTGAATGACCATCTGTATCATCTCTTTGGAGTCCTATAACTCGATTAGCGGCAGTATTATTATCGGCATCTGCATCACTAATCATAATACCAGTTCCATTTGCTACCCCAAATGCGTGATTAGCCGCCCAGCCATTAGTTAATGTACCAAATTTTGAAATCTCACCACTTGTACCAGCTACTTCAAATGTTGCTTCTGTTGGAGCCGCTCCTACCCCAACTCTATCATTTCCCCCGTCTACAATAAGCATATTAGCATTACCATTTGATTCTACTCTAAAATCTACATCGGCAGAATCTTCGTTGAATACAACATCATCGTAGGTAGTTATACCATTAGCATCTACTTTCATTTGCAAAGTTGAAGCACCAGAATAAAGTCTTACATTATTACTCGCTCCTTTTCCATACAATTTCAACCCATCAGCATCGCCAAGCATTATACCTGCATCTCCGTGAGTGTTTATTGTGAATTTAATCTGAGGGTCAGTAGCGTGAAAAATTTCTAATTCAGAATCGGGATCATTTACTCCGATTCCAACTGAGCCATTTACATAAACTTTGTCTGTTGACATCTGAAGAGCAAAGGTAGTGCCATTGTCTCCATCTTTGATATTTACTAAAGTTGTTCCATTACCACCACCATCTGCATCTGTGTGCAGTAGTTGTTCGTATGATGATGCAATTGTTTGCGAACCTAAAGCTGCCATAATAATTCTCCTAAATTATATCTTCCCATTTACGGGATTCGTTTTGCCAAGTATCTGATATGCTATTCCATATGTCTCTGACTTTAGCAGAAACAGATGCCATAGCTGTTGTGATGCTTGCTATATTTGCTGAAATACCTAATCTCATTGTTAGCCTATGTAAGCTATTACCGTTCCTGATGTAAGATCTATTTCTGTCCATCTGCCAAAAATAGTAGCACCTTGTGGAAATGTATTACTTGCATCTATTTGAGCACCGCCAGAACCTTGGGTTGTTGTTTCTGAGCCATCAGATTCGTTGTGTGCTGCAGCTTGAGTATTAGCATAAAGATCTTGATCTTCTGCTACTAAACCTCCACTAGCATCAAATACAGTATCTTCTAAGAATGTTATAGCAACAAATACAGAATCACTAGGTGGACTTGCTGCTGCTGTAGTGTCTATAAACATAGAACCTACTTGACCAAAGCCAATGTTCCCTGTTTCTACTACCGAATATTTTTGTTTTCCTCCAGCCATCTTGTTTCTCCTTTCTATGCCTTACCGAGCTTGACTATTCTCATGGGCATCTTGGTTAATTAAATATTACGCTACATTATCTATAATAGCTGCTACAATACACATCACATCACTACCAGTACCAGAAGGCACATCATTTGTTACTGCTACTGTAGCAATATGAGGGGTTGCTAATGTAGTAGCAGAAGGAAACTTGCAACACCAAATTTCACCTGCTCCAATATAAATACCTTCAACTTCATCAAAAGCAGCTGCATCTCCATTTAAAGATATAACAACACCTTCTGTTGTAGCAGTTGAGCCATCTGTTGTTCCTGTATTTTTAACAGCAAGCCAACGTAATTGATCGTTTGCATGAGTTTCTAATTCAGTACCGTCACCTCTATGTGCCCTTTCTCTGTATTGCATTCCAGCTTTAATTAAAGGATCTGAAGTAGCATCAAAAATTTGCTCACTATAAAACCATAAATCATTTGCATCTCTAGGTGTAAAGGACAAATTTCCACTTAAATTCATTTTTGAAAGATCATTTAAAATAGAAACTGATGTATTCCCTTTTGCGTCATTTGCCATAATTAAGCTCCTTTTTGTCGTGGCGATCCACTAACTAATAATTCTAAACCTTGATTGTATTCAGCGTTTAATTGCTTATACTGACCCTGCTTCCACTCATAATCAACAGAATGTTTTTTAATTTTTGCTGAATAATTTTGTAAATCTGCATTAAATTTTTGAATAATAGAAGATACTTCAGCTCCGTATTTTTGAATATCATTAGAATATTTTTGTAATAATTGAGCATCATCAGATTGAGACAACTGTGCATCTTGAATAGCTATTTGTAAATTAGCCTGATACTCTACATTTGCATCGTTAAATTTATTTAATTCATTTTGTATATTAGCTTGGTACTCGCCAATCTGAGAATTAATTTGTTGTATTTTAGAAGAAGCTAATTCAACATCTTCATCTGTAGATATAAATGTAGTTACTGATCCAAAGTCCGGTGCTAATACCGGACCAGTATATACTGGAGGAGTAGCACTAAAAGTAACTGAATTAGAACTAAGAGTTGGTGCTACTGGCAATGCTGGTAAAACTGCATTGTCAATATCAGAAGGAAGACTAGATGTTTTATCAGACATTAATCTTTGTAAACATCTAACAGCACCACCAAGTACAAGTAACCTTTCTGCTTCTTGAGGAAAATTAACAGCTGCTGTACTTCCATGTACTATCGCTGTACTTCCATCTGTAGTAGGAATTTTTGGTACATAATGAAGATGCCCAGATGTAGCTCCACTCCCTGCAGCTCCATTTACAAAAACGGTTTCATCTTCTATATAGTATACTGGATCTGTATCAGTTGCAGCGTAAATTGAAGCAGTGTCGTTAAACTTAGCTTTTTGAACGCTAGATATTCTTTTAGCTGGTAAATCGCTTTTATCAACACCAAGAACTCTTTTGCCAGCTGTAGTTAATCCACCAGATGAAATAGCTGCAGTTTTTGCAACTTGTAAAAGCTTAGACGTTGGCAAAGCTGTAATTATTTCAGCACCTATATCTTGTATTGATGTTGAAATAAGATCGTCATCACCTACGCTTCCTATTAAATCTTCTATTTGTGATTTAAAACTCATTATAATTCCGTATATGTTACCGAAGGTGCATCAGCTAAACGTAAAAAGTCAACATAAACAGCTCTCATTTTTCCTAAAGCAGCAGCTCTAACATCAGAATAACTAGGAGAATAACCAGAAGGTTCTGTCCAAGTTCTTGATAAACTTGAAGCTTCAGTTAAAGAAGTTAAGCCATCCCAAGTAGGAGGATACGATGAAGATGTCATAGAATCCCATATATCGGTTATATCTTCCCAGTAAGATGTTCCTGTAAATGTTTCTTTCATTAATAATCGTATTGTTTAATATGATAGGAAGATCCATCCCTATCTTTGTTAGCGTATTTCTTTCCTTCTCTAATAGCCTCTAACCACTTAGCGTCAAAATATTGAGCCGCTTGTATAGTTTGAGGATTTAATTCATAACCTCTAGCTATAGCATAACTAGCTAAAGCATCGTGAAATTCATCTGGTATTGCAGGAGACTCAGCTAAAGCAATCCCTGTTCCAGAAGCAACAAAATTTTCATCATGCTTAACTACATGAACTGTTACTGTTTTTGCTTCATCTATTGATATATAATCAGCACTAGCATCAGTCTCTGATCTCATTGCGAGACCAATAGAATCTCTTTCTGTCCACCATACTTTTTTTAAAGCTGCTGTTCTTTGATCAACTGACATCTGTTTTCTCTATTCTTCCTATTAAACGAGGTATTTGATAACCATCGTAATCTACACTTTCTATCTCTATAATGTCATCACTTAATTCATAAAATCTTTGATCAGCAACTGATGTAAAAGTATACATTGTTTTTAGCATTCTTGTTTTACGACAAAACTCATCTAAAGCTTTATTTAAAAATATACGTATTTGAGTCTCTCCTAAATTAGGATGATGCTGTTGTACTGTTTCTATTAATTGTTTTTGTGTCATAGTATTCTCAATGTCAGGGGAGCACTAAGCTCCCCCAACACGTTTTGTTTAGTTGTCGAAGGTTATACCGTTGTATACTTGAGCGAATGCTTCTACATACCAACCAGTTCCATCAGAAACTAATCTGACTCTATCTCCTTTTAAAGAGGCAGATGAAAAAGTTATTTTAGTATTTGCACTAGCTCCTACATCAGCATCTGTTCCAGCACTTTCACCCTGAGTGGAGCCATAAACGGCTCCGTAAAAATCCTCAGTAGCTGCAGCTTGTACAATTGTACATACCGCAGTGTCGTAATCAGCAGACTGAATAATCTGAAATTCTAAACCTAAAGCTGCTGAAGGGAGAGTAATGTCTACTCCATTCGCACCCATAAGTATAGTTTTTCCAGAATCAGCAGGAACTAATGTTGCATCAGCACTAACTGTTTTAATACCTGCACTTGAACCACCTAAATAAGGTCTAGCCATAATTAGCCTCCTTACGCTGTGATTTTAAACAGATGATGACTTTCAATTAGCTGTATACCAACACCTTCATCAGACATATACTGATCTTTAACACCGTCAAAGGCATTATCAGTCTTAATGTTTGTCTGATACATAGATGGACGATAAACTGCATGAAACAGATTTTCATCAGATACTACAGCCATGTACTTGTTGTAAGGTCCACGTAATGCTGGAGTTGGAATCAACTGCAACATACCGTGAGGTGTTTCAAGTACTCTGTAGTTAAAACCAAGAGCATCACGTTTCATATCTCCAAGAGAAACTGTCCAACCTGAGTTGCCAGCTATTCCTGAAGAACCAGCCATTTTAGACCAGTAACCTAAAGCACCTGCTCCAACGAAAGCACGTTTTAAACCAGATTCAGGTACATACTGGAACACTTTCTCCATATCATCTACGAAGTTTGAGTATCCATATGAACTGTCAACGGTAAAAACATTCTGTGCGTCATGAGTAGATGTAGATTCACC